GTCTTTGGGTAGACGATTCGCTTTGTGGATCTCACCAGATTCGTCACTTTTGATAGGGTTGGATTACCTTCTACAAAGTTCATACTGGTGTTAAAAATAATACTAGCCTGTTGTCTGTCACAAGCGGCTACATACACTTCTGCGTTGGGTTCTCCATCAGCTAAAAGCATGTAAAGGGCAATGGCTGCGCCCAGCTCTGACTTACCGTTTTTCTTGCCAATCTCCACATAGGCGGTTCGGTACTGGCGGGTACCATCTTCTCTCAAGGTTCCAAAGAGGCGCCTCACCAGGTCCTTCTCCCAGGGAAGTAACTTAAAAGGCTGACCGGCCCATCTGCCTTTGGTCAGCTTCAGTTGTTCGATAAAGTTTATAGCGTGGTTGGCATGAGCTTCACTAAATGGCATAGGCGTCTCCTCCTTTCAAATTAGTCGTCCTTACTCTTTTTCAGAATGTCCTCCGCCTTTGGTACATTTGAAAGCAGCTCTTCCATGGCATCACCCTCAATGGTGTTCCCACTGTTATTGATGTTGAGTCTACTTCTGGCCGATGGACTTAGCCCAAGCTCTGAACAGAAGTTTCTCATCTGCTTAAGGTTCTGCTGGGCAATGGATACTTGAGGAATCTGCTGAATGTATCCTGAAGCGGTCTTTAAAATGGATCCATGCTTTGAGATGAATTCTTCTGCTTCCTTCCATCTGGCGTAGGCTTGACAGTACCCTGCAAAGGCAGCCATATCCACTTGGGTTAGCAGTCCCATAGTCTCAAGCTCCTTTGACAGCCTTCTCCATTCTTTCTTGGCATCCGGTTCCAGCCATGACGGGCACTTAGGTGCTATCTGTTTTGGTTTTGGTTCATTCTTATTCAGTGGTCGTTTACCCGGATTTCCTTCCAGCTCTTTGACCGCTGTGGGTTTTGGTGGTCTTCCTCTACCTGCCATAACTTTCACCTCCTTCATTTACTGCAAAGAAAAAGAGCCATTTCCAGGCTCCAAATGTTATTAATTCACTTTGTTTATGTCGATTTTAATCTCTTCAACTGCCCATCCTGTGAAGCTTTTGAACCATTTTTTTGAAAACTTCTCAGCCATCTCTTCGGTGTCCCAGTAGCAGGCCTTATCAAAATCAAAGGTCCATTTTGGGTGGCCATCCCACATGCTGAGGTATAGCTTCTTACCCGCTTTCGTTTGCATCGTTACCGTGTAGAAAATCTCCATTCCTTTTGCCTCCTTCGTTTTGGTATATACATATATCACTCTGAAGGCTAAATTAGTCAAGGATTACTTCCCACGGATTCCTTTATAATTAAAGTTCCCTTTTCGAATCTCTTCATGATCTGCCTCCACGGCTTTGTTGTATTCATAGTCTTTTGTTTCTTTCTCTTTGCAACTCATGCAGATGCACTGTTCATTGAACATGGACATGATTCGCCCACCTTCTAAGCTGCCACCGCAGCGGTCACAATGTTTTTGACTAAAAAATCGATCCATCTACTCGCACCTCCTACTCCACATCCACATATTCCATCAGCATGGCCAGAGCTTCATCATAGCTCTTGGCTTCAGTTGTTATTCGCTTAACCATCTCATCTGCCTTTTCAGGCTCGCCTGCTTGCTTTAGGGTTTGTGATACAACCCCCATTAGATTGAAAATGTTCCCGTTCTCCCCAATGAGTCTGCATTTAGGTTTCATCGGTTTCATCCACCTTTCTGAAAGCACCGCTACCCTCTAGGTGCTTAAGTAGTGTCTTTCTGGTTTCCTTATACTGTGGACCATTCATCCCAATGCGAATCAGCCAAGTTCTAAGAGCATACTTCGGATTATCATCTTGGGCCTGTTTGTAGGATGCGCGGCTTAAGGTTCTGGCATAGTTCGCTATGAGAACACATAAATCCTGAAATGCCTTGATCCTTTCTGGATTTAAGTTTGAGCTGTGAAGTTTGAAGGTGAACGTCTTATCATCAAAATCGATCTGAAATCCTGGACACCTGTTTGTCCCCAGTTCTTCTAGGGCTTCTTTAAGTCCCTCTAAATCCTTAATCTCTGGCTTATTTAGGTCTTCTGCAAACCCATCATCCATGAAGGCTTCCTCCGTTTCAAAAGCCATCATAATGAGTCGCTGCTTGCTGTAAAGCATGTTGATGATATTCTTCAGGCTATCGGCTGTATGCTCTTCAAAGTTCAGTTTAACTTCAACCCCACTAAGTTCTTCTAGCAGATTAGTCGATTCAGCATTTTGAGCTGCCTCATGAGTTTCAGTTTGATTCATCTGCACTTCATCACTTTCCTCTTGATCAGTCAATGGCTCTGGTTCTAATTGTTGATTCAGGATTTCTTCCATGGTGATGGGCTCTCCATCGCCTCTCGTAATACCACCATGTCTGTCAATGGTATAGACTTCATTTTCTGTTCTGATTTCATAAGCAAAGCTTGGAACACTTAGGTACTTAGGTTTCACGCCAAAGTGCTCGCCCAGTTGTTTGATCATTTCTTTCCGGTCCATTTTCATACCTCCTTCGTTTTGGTACTTACATATATCACTCTAAACACAGGATATAGCAAGGTATTTCTTTGATTTACCAAAACATAAATGCACTTAAATACCCGCACTACTCTACCCAATGCGGATAATTAAGTGCACCATCTAAAAAAGAGCTTTTTGCCCTTCTTCAGTTTTAAAGTTCAAGACCGGTGTAACGTGGGTAATCATACCCTTCCGTATTTATCAGGACCTTCTCTCCGGTATCGATGTTTACGACTCGGATGCATCTGATTTTACCGTCTTGGTCCATCCCCCCATCTTCATGGGAGATCCAAGGCTGATCTTTGAAAAAGTCCTGGGCAAAATCTCTGAACTCTGCATCCTTTAGAATCACTTCTCTTGTGATGGTGTATGGCTGCCCTTTCTTTTCCTCTTTGATGGCTTGGTGGGTGAGTTCTTTTAGCTCTACAAGGTCACACACTTTTCTACCGAATAAGGCTTTCATCACTTTCTCCCTCCCACTCTTTTAAAATACCCCGTTTCCAGAAATTCCTTCATTTCACCTGGGGTGTAGATCAGGCATTCATCATCTCTTTCTTCAATGGGAGCTAAAATAAAATCCCGATCCCATTTCCCAGCGATTTCATAAATCTTACCACTTCTGTTTACAAACCTATCTTTCTTCTGAATCATCATTTCTTTGACCTCCTTGCATTTTGTTTGTTTTTGGTACTAACATATATCACTCTAAAGCTACATAAATGCAAGTCTTATCTTGAGAAATGATGTATATTTTCTCAGGCTTACAGAAAACTCGGTGGATACTTCTTGATGGATTTTTCACTGATGGCCAGGGCATCTTCTATAAATGCTTCATCAAATCCGGCAGCCCTATAACCTTCTTTCACAGTCTCAAGATAACTTCTGCTTGGAAGGTTGAGATGGATCCTATCTAAAATCTTATCGGTCATAATGTACACCATGGCTGTGATGATCGTTCCATCTTCCAAGGCGACTTTCACATCTTCCTTTTCATAAAACCTCGGATAGCCTTCGTAAAAGTCCAGTGCCTTTTCATCTTCTGGTTCAAGCTCCCAAACAACTACCGGAACTTTACCACCACGTTTTTTCTCAATGGTGCAGTAGGCGTTTTCCATCTGACCCTTGAATAATAGACGGTATCCTTTTAGCATCCCTTTGTCATAAACCTTAGCCGTTGGACACCTCATGGCCATTTGACCGAGATTGAGATTGGACCCATAGGCCACGTTTAGTCTTTTTTCCACTTTCATCATCACTTCATCCTTTCTTAAAGAGCGGTTTATCCCCCTCAGCTTCGCCCGTGTGGGCTTTTGTTTGAAGATGGGAACCCTTCTACCACCTTAAGAGCGGTCTCCCGCTCGGTGGGCTTGAAGGCGCCGCCTTTTTTATCTATGCGGCTGTACGAAATCTCCAGGCTGCACTGCCATCCAGGTGCTTACAAAGGTGCTCTCTGCAGTTCTTGAAGTCGTCTCCAATAAAGCCGATTCGGTTAAGCCAGGTTCTCATGGAGAACTTTGGGTTTTCAATCTGTGGCTTCTTGCTGCTGGCACTCTTTTGAGTCAAGGCCTGATGGTTCATCGCAAGGCTTAAGGCAACGTAGCTTCGAATCTTTCCTGCGTGAAGGGTTCCGTTGAATCCCCTAAGCTCAACCGTTCCGCATCCGTTAAAAAGGCTGTGAAGGTTTAGAAAATGGTATCGGCTTTCATGGTAATGTCTTTCTCTTCTCTCGCTGTAGTCTTGGTACCAGATGTCTTCAATCTGCTTCATGGTGGTTGGCTTTTTCTTGTTCATTCTCTCAACAAGGCGTTGGTCCATCTTTTTGCAGTAGTGCATTCTTCTTCTCTCTATTTGAAGGGCATCGTATAAAAGGTCATTTCTTGAGTAGATAATGTTCATGAAGTTTCTGATGGACCTTGGTGTGTGGTCCCTGCCATCCAAGTGGATGTGAATGCCGGTGCAGTTTTGCTGTTCTGAAAAAGCTCCGGCTTTCCTAAGTTTTCTTACCATCTCCTGAAGGCTTGTCATGTCTTTTTCGTAGGTTAGGATTGGGCTGACCAGTTCGACGCTGTATTCTTTTGAGGCTGAAACCTTATGGCCGCCTACTTTCTTTTGAGTGGTTATGCTTCCGTCATACATCACTTTCCACTTTCGTCCATCGGATGCTGTGATTCTAAAGGTTCCGTAGTAATCATGAAGCTCCTCGAGGCTACCGCCTAAATGCTCTGCTACAATCTTAGCTGCTCTTCTTCTTGTGATTCCTGTAAATTCAATCTCGATGCCGAAGTTGCTCTGTAAAAAATCCTTGTTTTCCATGGTATTTTCCCCTTTCTCATTTAGGTGTGTTTCTTTGGTCATGTACATATATCACTCTAAACGAGATATATAGCAAGTTAATAATGAGGAGAATACTGTATTTATTTATACACTTTGAATTTCTGAAGGTTTCTCAACATCTCTGATATGAACCTTTTCGCCATCCCGAAGTACAAATACATCATCGTCTGTCCCAACCTGCTCGATGTATCTTTTGACAATGACTGTGGCATACTTGGGGTCAAGTTCTAGTGTATAGGCGATTCGGTCGATCTGCTCACATGCAATGAGTGTAGAACCACTGCCACCAAATATGTCCATGACAATCCCGTTAACCTGGGATGAATTCTTAATGGGGTAACAAAGAAGCGGCACAGGCTTCATGGTTGGATGTTCACCGTTCTTCTTTGGTTTATCGTAGTTCCAAACGGTGGTCTCAGACCTTCCGGTAAACCATTTGTGCTTTCCGCCTCTAAGCCATCCGAAGAGAATCGGTTCATGGATCCAGTTATATGGACTACGACCTAAGACCAGGGAGTTCTTCTTCCAGATACACACGCCACTTAAGTGGAAGCCTGCTTCAATGAAGGCCTTCCTGAAATTGAGTCCTTCTGTATCCGCATGAAAAACATAGATTGATCCTCCGGGTGCAGTATGGTCCGCCATGTTCTTAAAAGCTGCAAGCAGGAAACTATAGAAGGTGTCGTTATCTTGTTTATCATTTTGGATCTTAAGGCCGCTGGCGCTTTCGAAGTCCACATTATAAGGCGGGTCCGTAAGAACTAGATTGGCCTTCTTCCCATCCATGAGCTTTTCTACATCTTCTGGTTTCGTTGCATCGCCACAAAGAAGACGGTGTCTTCCGAGGAGCCATACATCTCCCGGCTTAACAAAGGCGGCTTCCTCCAATGCTTTATTCACATCGTAATCATCGTCTTTTGCATCCTTATCGTGAACCTGACTAAAGAGGTCTTCAATTTCTGCAGCATCAAACCCAGTAAGAGTCACATCAAAATCCTGCGCTTCCAGATCTTTAATCAGATCAGCCAGAGCTTCAAACTCCCAATCGCCTGTGACTTTGTTTAACGCAACATTGAGTGCCTTTTCCCTTTCGGCGCTCATCTTAACAATGACGCATTCGACTTCCGTGTGACCTTCTGCCACCAACACTTTATATCTTTGATGGCCACCTACAATATTTCCCGTCTCTTCATTCCAGATGATTGGCTCCACATATCCAAACTCTGTCATAGACCGCTTTAACTTTTCATAAGCAGGATCTCCGGGCTTCAAATCTTTTCTCGGGTTATATTCTGCCGGATTGATATCCGTCACCGGCACTTTTCTTATAATCACGTCTTGCTTCATCAGATTCCCTCCGTTTCTTGGCATTAAAAAAGCCCTAGACCGCAGTCATCAGGCTAAAACAAACAAAAAATTATAGAAAAACACTTGTTTTTCAATGTTGTAATGGATTCACTTTGATTGGACTTCTTAACTAATCATAGAACGCTACAACCCACTATTCATGCGATTTATAGGCTATTATCTCCCAATGAACATAGCGCAAAAATTCTGGTATATACCCCCCTTACGATTTTCGCGATTTTTCACAAAGGACCCTGGCGCGTTGTCGTTTAGCCACTTCTGTAGAGATTGAGACCCCCTACCCCCTCGTGGGTTTCGGACTATTCCCGAAGCCTCCATCTTCTTCAGCAGTCTTCTTGGAGTGACAACTTTTACACAGCGGCTGCCAGTTGTTTTTGTTCCAGAAGAGTTTCCGGTCACCACCATGTGGTTTGATGTGGTCCACCTCAGTTGCTGGGGTGAGTCTTCCTTCCCTTTCGCAGTGAACACACAGCGGATGCTTCTTAAGAAAGTCTTTGCTGGCCTTTCTCCACTGATAGGTGTACATCTTTGAACTCCTATCGTTCTGGACCCTTATCATTTCTTTCTTGTGCTTCTCACAATATCTATCATGGGTCAGCGACTGACACCCAGGATAGTTACAGATGCTCTTTGGTTTCCAGGGCATCAAGCTCACCTCCCGTTTTGGGTATAGAAAAAGCCCTGAGTTTAATTCTCAGAGCTTACATCATTTATTCTATTTGTGATAAGTACTCCTTTAAACCTATCATCTTATTCTTATAGTGGATGTTATTCTTTTTACAATAGGCATTGATCCAATCATAATCTCTTTGTGTACCATTTCTATAACTGAACCGACGAACAGTTTTCAGCATCCTGCTTCTAAACTTCATTGGTCTCTGACGCATCGACTTTGAAGTTACTTCATCAAATTCTTGATGTATTTCCTCAACAGTAAATTCTCCTGAAAGATATCTTAAGAATAAAAGCTCATAGAATGCAAAAGGAATGACATCTTCAATCAGCTCTTTCAACAACGTTTCATGAGGACCGAATTCTTTTGTATCATCTGAAACAAATGCAAACAGTCCCATTGCTTTTGCTAAAGACACTGCATACAATTCACCACTATCAAAAAGGTATTCAAAGTCTCTTTTATAATCTTCAAATAATCCTTTGACACCCATTTCGACTAAATCTTTGTTCCTTATGATTGTTGCTTTCCCCTCAACTACATCCAATGAAAATTTTTCATATACAAAAAGAGATTTCCTCTTTAGCTCCTTTTCATATAAAAATTCATGCATATACAACCCGTCAAAAACGTTAAAAAATAATCCCTGTTTATTACTCAAATATAAATGGATGACAACATCAGTATCTATTGAAGCCTTCATTCCTCAAACTCCTCGAAGATATCTTCAATATCGAGATCTTCATCGTGATTTTCTTTCTCTTCGGTTTTAAATATTGATGCATCCATTCCTATAATTGAAAATGCTTTTTCTAGACTTGTATAAGGGATATATTTATTATCATAATTGCTTGTTACGTATTCTAAATAACTAGGGGGAACCTCAATCACATCAGCTGCTTTTAATAATTTTTCATCGGCGTCTAGCTTCTTAAATAGTGCTCTAGATGTTATTTCATTGCGCTTATCAAAAAGCCTGCTTTTATGACCGGAATTTATAAACCCCAGCTCAAATAATCTAACGACTAAAGCAGCATAGCTCACTTGAAATTCCAATTGCATTCTAACAATGTCAAGTGCATTTAACTCTTGATGCATTTTCTTTAATTCATATTTTATAAATTTCCTTAGTTCTTCCTCTGGCATCAGAAAACAGCTTGCAAAATAAAAGGCTCTAGCTTCAGAAATATCTTCGGAGCTATCTTCTATTTCAACATCAATCTTCACGTCACTAAATTCATCTTCAAAATCATAAATAACATGACCTAATTCATGGGCAATTGTAAATATTTCTCTAGAGAGTATCTCTGACGAATTCGAAACAATGATTCTCTTCCCTTCGAAAAACGTTGAAAATCCTAATAGTTTATCTTTACCGAATGGATATCTAATCAAATGGATATCCTTTTGAGCTACTAAGCTAAATATATCTTTAATTCCATAAGTCTGAATATTCTTTCGTTCTTCTATGGCTCGTTTTTCAATCTCTGTCTTATCAATCCACATAGGCATCTCTCTCCCTAGTCTGATGATATAACTTTTCATGGGCATGGAAAACTCTCAATATCTCTTCGATCTTGGCCACTGATCCAAGAATATCATCACCGGTATTCTTTTCTCTAAAAAAAGTTACCAATTCTTTCTTTTCCTGTTCTACCTTCGTTATTTCGCTTGTTGCCACACCTAAATGGTCGGCAATCTTCTTTATAATGACATACGAGATATCTAGCTGCCCGTTTTCCAAACGAGAATATCTCTGCCTTGTTGTGTCTAAAAGCTCCGCCATCTCTTCCTGACTTATCTTATAACTAGTACGTAGTTCCTTTATCTTACTACCAATTGCATAACTCATATTGATCCCTCCTGACTTGATTATATAACATAATGTTTTAAAAATCAATATTTATGTTATTTTTTTATAACATATATTATGCACAAATTTATATTTTGTTTTAAAACTATTACATATTTTAAAAAAGGTATAGAAAAAGCTCCAGTTCATTAACCAGAGCCCTTGATCCAAGAATGCTGCGTTTCCTAAGATTCGAATCGATATAGCTTAGGCGTATGCTACAGCATATGGTGTTCCTGAATTATTT